CCATCCTGCTCTTTAAACGCCCCTTTTCGGATTGTCCGGCCGTCTGCGCACTTAAGATCGTTCCTAGTGGCCCAGCCACTAAAGTCATACGTCTTAGGCATTTTGCAGTCCCTTCTTTCCAAAAATAAAAAGACGCCTTAGCTTGTCAGCTGGCAATCTCCATCAGGTTGCTATCTCTGATTTTGATTTGAACTGATTCGCTCTATGCGCTTCTATTAAGGTGATATCTCCGAAACATAGATTTCGGAAAGAGGCCGATCATCGACAGCCTCCTGTGGATCGATGTTTTCGAGCCCATCCTGTTCATAAGGAAGATCCGCTTCCTGATCGCCAGTCACCGGAAAACTTTGTTCCGGTTGCTGATTCAGATTCGAGTTACGAAGTTCATCAGCCCTCGGATCCTGAACGGGTTTAAATCCAACAATGCCGCGCATCTCATTTGCAGACAGAATCTCATTGCGAGTAAACTTGTCCGCAATATCAGCAATCTTGTCGATCGGAACCAGTTTAAATGGATCGCGGAAGAACATGATCGACTGGTTCTGTGTACGCGCCGTCTTTGTCAACCATTTACGTTTCGTCTCATCCACAATAGCCGAGAGAATCGGTTCTACCGTTCGATTGTTATAATTCAGCATGGTCTTTTCGTCGGCTGTACCGTTAAAGACTTCCTCTGTAAAACCGAGTTGCGAGTATAACGTCTTCGTCAGATACTCTATCTGGGTCAGAAGATTATTCTCGACAGAACGGTTAAGCTGCGTGATCTTTTCGGTACCATCCGTGTAGGCAATACCATACTTAGAGCCGGCGAGCTGCATCTCAATCTCTTTACGACGTGCCTCAGCCTGCTGCCGTCGTGCCTCTGATTTAATAACATATGGCAGCTGAATAATCAGGTCCAGCTTTCCGGAGCTTGTCTGCTCGTCAAGAGAATCGAGAAGATTAAGCTTCCTGATCAATCTCTGCAATGTCGAGTTCGGCTCGTTCATTACAGAATAAAGAGGATTCTCAATAATGAGAACCATCTTTTTGGGAAGCATGATCTCTTCTTTTTTGCCGGTCTTCTCGTTATACACCTCGACCATGACATGCTGCGGATACCACTGTGTAATCTTTGCAACTCTGGCTGTCTGGATATCGAAGCCGCCGGTGGTGATCGGATTAAGCGTAGTATCGACAGGCACAACTGCCACAACACCTTCGTCGAACATAGACATGACAAGATCCTGGACAAACGCCCTTCCTGTCTGATCGGCATTTGCCTCGACAGTAAAGACATCATTCATTCCAGACTTTATCGTCTCCATGTAGCGACCATTTTGATCAGTTCGGACATGCTGAATGCTGACGGCAGCCACATCGATAGCTATTCGGTTCTCGATCGCTGTGACGATGGACTTATCTGCAAATAGTCTTCGCCTTCGACGATCCGGGCGATCGTATGAACTAATTCCAACACTGACTTGGTTCGTCGGATCGCGATTGTTTCGAAATGCGTTCCAGGCATGCTGGAGACGCTGTGTGAATTTAGGCATTGGAGTTTATACCTCTTTTCACGCCTTAACGGCCAAATAGCTTCTTCAACCAGTTCAAACCGTTGTCGATTGCTCTCTGAACAGTGCCAAGAACACTACTGTCATAAACCTGCTGCGCATTATTTAGTGCTCTAGTCTGATTATTGATTTCGTTACGCTGACGTATCAAATGCCCCTGCGTGCGTTCGGCATCGGCGCTGTAATACGGATCCTCTTTATTAAAGGTCCCATCATAGCCTGGCTGCGCATAGCTAGAATTGGCAAGTTGAATCTGCCTATTTAGCATATTATAAGCTTGCGCGTTAGCTGCATAACGATTTGCCATATCGCGGTCAGATGCAGCCTGATTCCTATTCGCAGCCGCAGCATTCTCATAAGCCGTTGCAGAATTAAGAGCACTCAAGAAATTGTAAGCAGCCTGTTCTCCGCGTTTAGCTGTTGAGGTAAGAGCAACAGAAGAAGCCCGTTGCATTTCAGCACGACTCCTATCAGCCATTCGGTCATTGTAGCCGGCCTGATTTTCTTGGATTCTAGCTTGACGGTTATACTCATCAGACATCGACTGCTGTCTCTTAGATGCCCCGCCAAAAGTACGTTCGGCTTCCTGACGATTTTGATATTCGTGAGCGGCATCGCTACGTTGCTGAGCATAGCGATTCAGCATTCGGTTATAAGTGTCCTGAGCCCTATCTCTATCGCTTTTCACCTGATTCAAGTTTTGTCTCGCGCCAAAACCAAGATTGAGACGGCCATCGATATCTCTGGCGGTAGAACGAATATTCTCTCCAGCTCTATTAATAGCCTGACTAGCAGCAGCGCCGTAACCACGCACTGTCCGCTCAACAGCAGGAGCGTATCGCCTATATGCAGAGCCAATAGCGTTTCCAGCGCTACGTGTTGCTCCGCCAATGGCATTTCCGGCATTTCGAGCAGCATTGCCAAGAGCCTGTCCAACGTCATACCGCCTACGTCCGGCAGCAGTCAAAGTTCCATCTTCCTCTTGATATCGACGTTGGCCCCACCGCATTCCTTTGATTCCGAAATGCTCAAGTTCCTGGCTTTTACCATAGAATGTTCCGCCAACTGAATACCTGGTATCACCATGATAAAATCCATCCTGTCGGCCATAGAATGTGCCGCCAATAGAGTATCGTGGCATTTTGATTCACCTCACTCAAATGTATCCTTGTTTAACTTGTATGCGACATAAGCATCCATAAGAGCAGATACGCTGTCGATCTTTCTCTCATACCGCTCTTTTAAAAGTTTCCGGTTACCATTCGTATCTTCGATCGTTATGCAATTGCCCATCGTAAAAGTCATCAATTCCTCGTCAAACAAAAGCATCCGTTCTTCAGCAAGCTTCTTAAGCTCACCAAGAGGGACGGATTCTGTTTTTGCACCTTGAATTACCTTTTCAATGCCGAACGGACCATTCTCGGCTTCCCAACGATTGATAAACTCTTTTGCGTTATACGGGTCAAATCCGACACTCCGCACGTCGTATTCCGACTGCTCGATAAAGGCGTCTAGATCGTCGTACACTTCCATCAAATCCAAGACAGTACCTTCAAGGACGACAAGGCTGCCTTCATTCAAAAATTCATCGTACTTCTTTCTCATGGCTGTTGTAAGTCTCATGAGCGTCAAAGACGTGATGTAGCACCTTGTCTTTACACCATATCGACCTCTAGACAATGGAAAAAGGAAAGTAAATGCACAAAAGTCATCACCCTGAGAAAGGTCGATACCCATCGAACAGGGCATCTTCCAGAAACTTTGCTTTGGATGCGGAAGGGTTTCTTCATACCGAAAGAAGTATGTATAACCCTCCATCGGTATACCAAACCTCTTTGCCAAAATATCATTTCTTGCAGCCGGAACCTTTTCGGCTCTCTCAACCTCAAGTTGATAAGTCTCATAAGTAACTGTTTTTCCAAGATTTGGATTCGCTTTAATCCACATATCTGGATCAGCTACTTCTTTGACATCGTCAAGTTTGTAGTACCAAATCGAAACGTGCGGATTAATGTAGTCGCCCTTAAGAATGTTCATTAACTCAAGTTTGATAGAGTCGCCACTTCCGTTACGTACAGTCCCCTCAGAACTGATAGCTAGAATTAAATAGTCGTTATCTCCTGTAGAGCCCTGCTCTTTAGCCGCGCCCTGTTCTATAGCACCAACAACGTCTTCTCGGATATCACCAGAAAGCCATTCGTCAACCGTAGCGACAGCCACGCGCAAGCCCTGAAGTTTATCGATTGTCATCGGCCTTACTTCCAGAATCGAGCCATTCAAGAAGTTTTGTATGCCCATCTTCGTAGAAGCAAGTTTTACACGATCAGCCTTAGAGCCTGTCGTATTTTGAAGTGACCCCTCTGTAAGAAACTTAAAGTATGGGCCTCGAGCCCTGACGATAGAAGTCCGGATCGGAGACATAACTTCTTCGGCCTGTTTCATTGTCGGAGCTGTAGTAATCTGATGTGTAGTCTTCTTAACAACATTCAAGAAATAGCTTTGTATTGTAGAAGCATACATCGACTTTGCGGCACCACGACCGACTATCAGATACTGCTTGTTCACGAGGCGCTTCTTAACCCACCGCGTTTCATATCGACCACGTCGACCATTTTCTCCAGGTTGATAAACTTCACGCTTTACGAAATACCACCAACCAAAGATCTGCTCGCCCCAAAGCTTAAACGTATCTAGAAGATGAAGGTCTGATCCGTCAGTAAGCGTAAGCTCATTCTCGCAGTATCTAATCCAGCCATTTACAGCTTCGTCATCGTAATAGACCGTCGGATCAGAGATTAACTTGTCTATTCGATCCATCTCGAGAGCTATCTCGTGATTTATTCGGATATCGCCATGTACGACAGCATCTCTAAACAATCCATAGTAATAGGGAACAGCGGTGTTTGATAAGCTCATTACTTATCCTTCTGTCCCTTCTTCGGATTAACGATCGTGAGCTCTTTATCTTCCGTAAGATTCTGAGCGATCTTGTTGAGAGCCGTTCCCATGGCATAAGTTGTAAACTGAGTTCCGATATTCCTTGCGGATGACGACAAAATCTGCCCAACGAGACTTTGGCCAAGATTAAAAGTCTTCTTGTCCGATGTATTCTTCTTACCGGAAACCTCAGACATAAGTTGACGATACTTCTTCTCTTTTGTCATTCGAAGAACTTTCGTCTCCAGATCCTTAATGGCTGAATCCAATTCAGCATCAGTCATGTCCTTAACAGACTTTCCAGACTTCTCTTTAGCAGC